ATCGATTATCTCTCGATTGGCATGATTTATCATCATACATGCTAGAAGTGGGAGAAAATGGTTTTTATTTTGATTTTAAATTTTGGGACCGCTCTATTCAGAAAATTCTTATATATTATGCAGTTGAAATTTTACTACACACCCAAAATGTCACACAGTTAGAAAAAGAAACTTTATGCGAACTAATATCATCACCATTTATGATTTATCGTGACATGTTATATCAATCATGTGGCATGATCATGTCAGGTTCACTTTTGACATATATAATAAACTGTGTAATCAATGAATTAATTCATAGAACGGCTTTTCTTTCAATATCTAGTAAAATATCACCTCAATTTAGCTCAGTACGTATTTATGAACAATATACCCGTGGCTTGCGTGGAGGAGACGATACCATAACAACTTTTGATGAAAGATTATCGCATTTTTATAACGGTCGAATAGTTAGTGAATTTTTCAAATCTAAAGGATTAGATGTTACAGCAACTGATAAATCATTAGTAATACCAGAGAAAACACCATTTATGCGATTATCTTTCCTCAAAAATCAAACTGGTATTTCAAAGGGTTGGTTTATACCACTCCCTGAAATAGCGTCTCTAATTGAATCTATGTATTGGATTCGATTGAACAAATATAATAATGATCCTATAAAAGCAACTGAGGACAATGTCATCTGTTCTCTCAGAGGATTATATTTCCATGGCATGAAGAAATACAACGAAATAAGGGAATTAGTTTTAGAAAAGTGTCCTTTATTAACTTTGCCTTCATACTTTGAGTTGAATAATATTTGGCGAAAATTTTATGCATTTCCTGGAGCTCATGCAGATTATGCCACAAAAGAACTTCAAGATCATCCGTTTGATATGCCTTCACAACAAAAGATTCCAGAATATAAAAGACAATGTAGTGATCAACTGTCGGATAAATATCACAAAATGATGCAAATAGAAACACAAACACAATCAGGAAAAGCTTTAGACAAACAACAACTTGAATTTAAAGAAATTCAAACTGTCAACGTTACTGATCAG